CGGCTGTTGGCCCCGATAGGACCGCCGTCCCGTTTTCCCCAAGGGGAGGCTTTCGTATATGCCTCGTCGTTGTCTCGACTGCGGTCGGCTCGCTGCCGGCACCCGTTGCACTCCGTGCCATCGGGCTCGGCGAGCGTTCCGGGCGGTCGAGGCGGGCAGGTGTCGGGAGGCGGTCGCCGCTCACCGTGCGATCCACGGTGACTGGTGTCCGGGGTGGGGTGTCCCGCCGCACGCGTCGTCGGACCTGACCGCCGACCATGTCACCGCCCGTCTGGTCGGTGGCCGTCTCGTCGTGTTGTGCCGGTCCTGCAACGGGCGGAAGGGTGCGCGCTGATGCCTCGCCGCAAGCCTGCGTCTGCCCGCCAGAACCGTGAAACCCGCGACATCGGACTGGTCCGCCAGCAGACGGGCAAGGTGCCGGAGTGCCCGCCGATGGCGGACGGCACGGCGATGCTCCCCGCGACCCGTGAGGCGTGGGCGGCGTTCTGGGCGTCGGACGTTGCCGGGCTGGTCGTCGATGCCGATGTCCCGGCGCTCGGTCGCCTGTTCGGGCTCTACGACCTGCGTGATCGGATGATGCGCGCCTACCTGTCGGAGCCGTTCGCTGCCGGGTCGACGGGGCAGCTCAAGATCCATCCCGCCGGGACCGAGGTCGCGTCGCTCGACGCCCGCATCCTGCAGTTGGAGGACCGGTTCGGGATCACCCCGGCCGGTCGGCTCAAGCTCGGGATCGTGCTCGGTGCGGCGGCGAAGTCGTTGGAGGACTTGAATGCGAGCTTCCTCGACGACGGCGACGACGACGGCGACGGCACGGAAGACGTCGACCCGCGCCAACCGCTCAGGGTCGTCATCGACGCCACCGCCACCGGCTGATCCGCCGCCGCTGCGCGAGTCGCGTGGTGGTGTCGCCTGCCGCTGGCAGGAGAAGATGCTCGTCCACGGCGAGGGTGACCTGTACGGCAAGCCGTACCGGCTGCTGCCGTGGCAGCGCGAGTTCAACTGGCGCTGGTTCGAGCTCGACGGGCTGGCCGAGATGGGGCCGTGGTGGTGGTTGGAGGCGTTGGTCGGCGCCGAGCGCGGCGCGGTGAAGACCGAGCTGCTCGGTGCGCTCGCCCTGACGGAGATGGCCGGACCGGACCCGCTCCGCAACTCGCAGGCGACGCCGCTGGTCCACATCGCCGCCGCTGCGCTGAAGCAGGCCGGCGAGATGTTCCGGCAGGTGCAGATCATGGCCGGCGGGGCGAAGGGCCGCGAGTTGTCGTCGGCGCCGCTGCACGGGCTGTTCGAGGTGCTCGACCAGCAGATCACGTTCCTCGACGGGCGGCCGGGCCGTATCGAGCGTGTCGCCGCGGAGGCGGGCACGGTCGAGGGCGGCAAGACGTCGTTGTTCTTAGCCGACGAGGTGGCGCAGTGGACCGGTGCCCGCGAGGCGGTGTTCGACGTCATCAACGCCGCGACCACGAAGCGGTTGCAGCCGGGCCGCACGATCGCGATCTCGATGCCCGGTCATGTCCGCGGGTCGCTCCCGTTCGCCGACGACGACCAGCTCTTGTGGCGGCTCTACGCCCGGGGCCTCGCCGAGCAGGGCGACCCGGAGTCGCGGTTCTTGTTCGACTGGCGGGGCGCCGCTGATGTCGACTGGAGAGATCCGGCGTCGATCGAGGCGGCGTTGCGCGAGATGCGTGGCGCCGACGTGACCTGGTCGGTGAAGGTGCGTCTGCGCGAGATCATGACCCGCAAGGTGTCGCACCACACCGCCGAGCGGCTGTACCTGTGCCGGTGGCCGTCAGGGTCGACGGCCGGTTGGTTGACGGAGGCGCCCGGGATATGGGGCGAATGCTTCGACGCCGCGGCGGTCCCCGCCGACGGGTCCGAGGTGGTCGTCGGTGTCGACATGGCGCTCCACGGTGACCACGTCGGGGTGATCGTCGCCGGCATCCTGCCCGACGGGCGGGTCGGCTGGTACCCGCGGTCGTGGGCGCCGGTCGACGGCCGCATCGACCATGCGGACGTGTTCGGGACGATCGCCGGGACGATCGCTCAGCGGTGGCGGATCAAGGCCGTCACCTACGACCCGCGGTTCTTCGAGCTCCCGGCGCGGCTGCTCGAGGATCAGGGCATCGCGGTGGTGGAGTTCCCGCAGTCGCCGGAGCGGTTGATCGCCGCTGACGGGTTGCTGCATCAGATGGTCCTCGACCATCAGATCGCCCACGCCAACGACCCGATCCTGAACAGCCACATCGAGGCCGCGGCCTGGCGTGAGTCGGAGCGGGGCCGGTATCTGGCGAAGTCGAAGACGGCCCCCGGTCGGAAGATGGATCTCGTGCGCGCCGGGTCGATGGCGACATGGGAGCTGATGGCCGGCGGAGCCTCGCCGGACAAACCGGTGTTCGCGTTCTAGGAGGCGAGATGCGTCAATGGTTGACCACCGCCGCCGAGCTTGCCGGCGCTGCTTCGATCTCGGTCGCGGGTTTCCTCATCGCCGCCCCTGTCGGGTTCGCCGTCGGTGGCGTGCTGCTGATCGGCATCGGCTACCTCGGTGGTGGTGACGGGTGAGCGTGACGCGCCGCATCGCGCACCGCATCGCGCGCCCCTCCCCGCCGCCGCCCCCCGCCGACGACGAGGCGCGGTCGACGATCAACATGTCCCGCTACGCCCAGTTGTGGGCGGGGTCGTCGGGGATCTACTCGCCTGTGTCGGTCGGGGTCTCCAACGCGCTGAGCCATGCCGCGTCGTCGGCGTGCATCGATGTGCTGTCGTCGTCCATCGCGACGCTCCCGGTCGACGTGATGCGGATGCAGGGCGATGCCCGTCTTCCGGTCGCCAACACCCCGCCGCTGATCGCCTCGCCGTCGGTGATGGTCGAGTCCGACGTCTGGATGCAGCAGGTCGCCACGTCGATGCTGACCGATGGCAACGGGTTCGGGTTCGTGACGGCCACCGATGCCGCGACGCGGCCGACGTCGATCGACCTGCTGGACCCTGAGCTCGTCACGGACCGCCGGATCACCGACGGGATCCCGAATGCCCTTGTTGGTGGCGACCGTCACCAGCTGTTCCCGTGGGGCGACCTGTGGCACATCCCGGGCAAGTTCGTGCGGGCCGGGTCGCCGTTCGCCGATTCGCCGGTGAGGCGGGCAGCAGCGACCATTGGGGCCGCCATCGCCGCACGCGACTTCGGGTCGCGGTTCTTCGGTGACGGCGGCCACCCCGGCGGGATCATCACCTCCGATGCCAACCTGACCGCCGAACAGGCGGCAGCGATCAAGCAGGCGTTCCTGAACGCCGTGAACGGCACCCGCGAGCCGGCGGTGCTCGGCAGCGGGCTCACCTACTCGCCGCTGATGGTCGACCCCAACGACTCGCAGTTCCTCGATCTGATGCGCTTCGCGGTCGAGGAGGCGTGCCGGTTCTGGCGGGTGCCGCCGTCGATGGTCTACGCCGCCACCAGCGGCGTAAGCGTGACCTACGCGAACGTCGCGCAAGCTGACCTGCACTACCTGAAGCACTCGCTCGAGGTGCTGTTGACCCGTATCGAGCGGGCGCTGACGAGGCTGCTGCCGCCGCCGCAGTTCGTGAGGTTCAACCGCAACGCCTTCCTGAGGGCGGACCCTGCCGCGCGCTGGGAGATCTATGACCTGCGCTTGCGGAACCGGAGCACCACCGTGAACGAGGTGCGGGCCCTGGAGGACGAGCGGCCTTTCGACGACGACGCCTTCGACGTGCCCGGCATCCCCACCGACGACCCCCCGGCGACGGAGGAGGACCAGTGACCCCGACCGACAACCTCGTGCGCGCCCGCTACGACGACGGCGCCGCCTCGATCCGCTCCGACGGCGATTCCGGCAGCGGCCGCACCCTGTTCGGGCACTTCGCCGTGTTCGACCGCTGGACCGAGATCGACTCGTGGTACGAGGGCCGGTTCTTGGAGCGCGTCGGCGACGAGGCGTTCGACCGGACGTTCCGCGAGCGCGCCGACAAGATCCGGGTGCTGTACGACCACGGGCACGACCCGTCGATCGGTAACAAGCCGCTCGGCGCGCCCGACGTGCTCCGCTCCGACAAGGGTGTGGGCGCCTACTACGAGTCCGAGTTGTTCGCCTCGAACTACGTCGAGGAGCTGATGCCCGCCCTGCGTGCGAGCCAGCTCGGGGCGTCGTTCCGGTTCCGGGTCGTCGCCGAGCAGTGGGTCGAGCCGAAGAAGGAGTCGAGCCACAACCCGCACAAGCTCCCCGAGCGGACGATCACCGATGTCGACCTCTACGAGTTCGGGCCGGTCACGTTCCCCGCGTACGACGATGCCACCGCGGGTGTCCGCTCCACGGGCTCCGACGCGTTCATCGCACACCTGATGGACGACCCCCGGTTCGTCGCCCGGTTCACCGAGCGCGCCGGGTTGTCCGTCGTCGAACAGATCCTCGCCACGTTGCCGGCCGACGGCCGCACTGGCGATCCGTCACGTCGCTCGGCCGCCGGCCAGGACGGGGCACGCACCGGCTCGGACCCCCGCGCCGTCCTCGCACTCGTCGCGGCACGTCGCTGCCGCTGACCCCCACCCCGAAAGGCCCCCACCATGAAGTACCTCGACATCCTGCGGCAGAAGCA